GTTTCCGCAGCCGGTGCGCTGTTCTCCGTTTCCGGCCTTATCGGCTCGTTTAATATCGGCCAAACCGCGCTTTACAACGGAATGACCTCGCTTGACGATACGACGCACAACGGCGTGTATATCGGGACGAACGGTATTGCGCTCGGTAAGGGTGCTTTCAAAGTTACGGCTGCAGGTGCTTTGACTGCTACGAGTGGTAGCATTGGAGGCTTCGCTATTACCAGTAGCTCGATAGGCACGACCAGTACGGCATACGGTAGCGGTGCTACTGGTATTCAGCACGGGCGAATCTTTATCCAGAATAGTTACTCGGCTTCTGGCCAGCGGTGGATAGAACTCAATGCCGCTGGAGGAAGCTCGAAGATTCGCATTTACTCCGATTACAGCATAGATACCGGCTTGTATATCGGAGGAAAAATCGAAACCGCTATTTGGGCTGAAACGGGCGTATTCGCCGGATTAAGGCCGCAGTATCGCTACCTTTCCAATTCCGACTTCCCCTACACGTTGCGTTGGGACGATTTTAATTTGTTTATCCACAACACACAAGACGTTACGCTTTCACTCCCCTCCAGTCCAGACAAAGGACAAACGGCCCATATCATCAAGAGCGGGGGCGGAATATTGAGAATCAACTGCAACGGAAACTCGCTTTGGTTGAACGGTAGCAATAAGACAGGAGAGTTTAATTTGACCTCTCACAATGCTTTTGTCGTGCTGTTCTTCTACGGCTCGTCAAATTGCGTAGCGTCGCTCCATATTGAAGATTAACAAAACAATTCAACACCATGAAAAAAATTGATTTTCAGCACTTTAAAATGTTTCAAGACATTGCCCATGAGCAAGTATTAGAAACTGACGCAAGAAAAGAGATTGCGGACCTCATTTACAAGAATGTAAACGGGGTCGCCGCGCTCGACCTTGCTATGCGCATCTTCAAGTCCGAGGGTGAAATGGAACTCTCCGAGGACGATATGAAAATTCTCCAGCCGTTTATTGAGGGTGGATTTACTCCCGCATTTATCGACTCCTTTAACTCAAATCTTAAATAGCCTATGGCAGCAACAGAAACTCCAGTAACCGATTTGACGGTCTATTCCGACCCGGCCCTCGTTGCCGGTAAGGCCGTCCTGCTTCACGACAAGAACACCGGCGACGCTATCCGATTCGACGCTGAAAAACTTGTCGCAACCGCAAAGGATTTGTCTATGTTTACCGTAGACGGAACCTCTCTCATTCTCCGCGAAACCGCCAACTGCTATGTTGTGCGCACCCCGGGAGTCTATAAGTTTCCCGTTGTTTACGGAAACGGTATCAAAAGGGGCGTTGCGAATACGCCAGCTTACACCCGCCAAGGCAGCACCTACACCGCCGATTTCGTGAACCACCTCGGGAACGTAATCACCTCGCCCTATATCGAAAAAAACGCCAACTGTCAGCCCCGGGCCGCAGGCCTCCTTTGGCAGACCGGCCAGAGCCTTATCACCAGCGTTTCGCTCGTCGAGGGTGGCGATTGCAAGTATATTCAGTTCACCGTGGGAAGCGTACCGGCAACGAATGGCAACGCCGTTTTGTACGTCCTGGATTCCGGCGGCAATATCATGTGGAGCTGGCATATCTGGCTTACCTCCGATTCCCTCGGCCCGGAAATCTTCGAGAACAACACCGAAGTACAGTACCCGCTCATGAGCGAGAACCTCGGCGCTATGTGGAACCCGGAGCGCACCCGGTCTTTCAATCCTCATTACCAGTGGGGACGAAAGGACCCTATGGCTCCGCCCGCATCGTACTCGTCCAGCGCTCAAATGACGCTTTACGATATAAACAACAACGTTTATACCGGCTTTGGCGTATTGGGTGCCGATTCCGACCAGCTTGCCACAAAGACCGTCCAGAACGCGATTAAGAACCCCAATCTGTTCTTTACTCGCTACGACCAAACGAGCCACAACTGGAACAACCTTACGTGGTTCAACAACTTCTGGAATGCAGCCGAAACCTCTTCCTCTTCGCTGGCAGACAATCAGGAAAGCGCCGTAAAGACCATTTACGACCCGTGTCCGATTGGCTTTATGCTGCCTTCCGGCCGCGCGTTTACCGGATTCACGACCACCGGCGGCAACACGGATGACGCGACGCAGTTTAATGTTGTCGGCTCGTGGATTAACGGCTGGAACTTCAAAAAGACCAGCGCTGACGAGGCGGGCAATATGTTCCCCGCGTCCGGCTACCGGGACGGCGGTAGTGGTGCGTTCTCGCTCGTTTCTGGCTACGGCTACTATTGGAGCTTTGCTCCGAGCAGCCAGACCTACGCCCGTCTCTTGCGCTTCCTTTCGGGCTACGTCTACCCGTTGTACGGCTACTACCGTAGCTACGGCTTTTCGGTGCGGCCCTGCCGAGAATATTAACTGAATTTGCGGGAAGCCCCGCCTTTTGGAGGGCGGGGCTGAAGCCCGCGCGAAAGGTAAACAAAACACCATGAAAAAGATATTAACTATCGACGGCCTGAAAAACGACAGTACAACGATTATCACCGCAGAGAATGTGTATATCGGCTCGCAGGAGAGCGAAATTGTCAAAAGGTTGCGTGACTTCGACTTATCGAACGCAACGCCGCTCATGTGTTACGACTTTGTAAGAAAACTTAAAGAGGAACTGTAATGGAGTATTACGCCCTAAACGTGTATAACACCGCACGATTGCTCTACCAGCAACTTGAAAGAAGCACGCAGAAAGTCCCGCGCGAGGACCGCATTTCCTCCGTGGTCGAAGTAAAGCGCTGGATTGAGCAAGTCATGGAATATATCGCATTCGCAAACGAGCCTTTTGAGAGCAAGACAAACAAGGTAAAGTTTATCCGTCAAGCGCTCGGCACTATGCGGCGTATTGAGATTCGTGTAAGGATATACTTCGATTTGGGCCATGTAAAGAAAAAAGGATTTGATGCAATTATCAACCTTGAAGCGAGCATCGTTCGTCAGCTCCAGGGTTGGGAAAAGGCACAAATATAATTCATGCGCACCCGAAAAAGACTGAACTTATGAAACCTGCTGTAAATAGCATTTCGTTCATGGAGTCATTTTTAATTCAGCGATTCCCGCCTTTCTTCTTTTTGGAAGTTGGCTGTCATATCCGGATATTTCTGGTAGTCCATATCGCCGTCAGCCCCCGGCTCCCGGCCCTATGTTCATTCAAGCGGAATCGCTCAATCAGGGTAGCCCGTTCGTCCGCTTGCGCGTTGTCTGTTCGCGCGGGTCGTCCCGCTTGTAGTTTTGGTGCGTCCGGCTACCGGAACAACGGTAGTGGTGCGTTAACGAACGTTTCTGGCAACGGCAACTATTGGAGCTTTGCTCCGAACAGCCAGACCAACGCCCGTAACTTGAACTTCAATTCGGGCAACGTCAACCCGTTGAACAACAACAACCGTAGCAACGGCTTTTCGGTGCGGCCCTGCCGAGGATTGAAATAGGGTGCGCTTTAAAAAAAAGAATATGACCTACAATTACGAGGAAATACATTGGCGAGTAACAAAAGCCTACGTGAAAGCCCGCTCGGAAGAGCGCAGCACCCCGGCCCAGCTTGTTTTTGAGCTGAATGTCGAGGATAGCCTTCGCGCTCTTTCGTTTGAGCTGTATTTCCGCAAATGGTCCCCTCTCCCGCTTGACTGGTTCGTGCTTACAGAGCCGTCGGTTCGAGAAGTCTTTGCTCCGCAGTTCCGGGACCGTATCGTAAGCCATGTTCTTTTCGATATTCTCATGCCGATTTACGACAAGCTGTTTATCTACGACAGCTATTCTTGCCGGGTCGGAAAGGGTACGCTTTTCGGCATTAGCCGGTTTGAACACCACTTGCGGAGCGTAACCAACAACTATACACGCGAGGCCTACGTTCTAAACCTTGATATTTCGGGTTATTTCATGTCGATTGACCGCCAGATACTTTACGGGCTGATTCACGCTGAAATCGAAAAATACGCGCAATTCAATACGGATATAGACCTGGACTTCACGGAGTATCTTGTGCAAACATTTTTGTTTCGTGACCCGTTGGCCGGGTGCATTTACCACGGGAATCCGTGCCTTAAAAAGCTCGTCCAGCCAAACAAGAGTCTTTTCGGCCAGCCTGCAGGTGTCGGCCTTCCAATAGGTGACGTGATTAACCAGCTAAATTCAAACATTTACCTTAACCCGTTCGACCACTTCTGCAAGCGCGTGTTGAAGATTCGCGGTTACGGGCGATATGTTGATGACTCGCGTTCCGTACACAACAGCCTTCAATATCTCGAGGAATGCAAGGAGCGAAGCGCTGAATATCTGTACGAAAAGCTCCGTTTAAACCTGAACAAAAACAAGAGTAATATTACCAGCGCCTATGAGCCAAACACGTTCTTGGGCGCTACCATAATGCCATACTATAAAACCGCCAACGAAAAGACTATACGGCGCTTTGAGAACTATATGAAAGACCTTAACCGGCGCATTGAAACCGGCGAGCCAATAGACGCCAATTATGAGTTGTCAAGGATTAACTCGGCGCTCGGCCATTTTGCGCATTTCAATTCCGCAAAAGTCATTCGCGAGGCAATTATGAAATCCGTAGAAACGAGAAAAGTTTTCGGATTCACCTCCGACAACAAGAAAGCAATCATTTTAAACCCCAATATCTATGAAGTACAAATTTTCTGAACCGCAGCACACCGCTGCCCTTAACAACGGTCTTATCCGTTGCTTCTACAACGAGGAAATCGAGAAGGAGATTGTGGAAACCACCAATCCCGAAACCGGGGAAACCGTTACGGAGGAAATCACCAACTACATTTACGAAGCTGTGAATATTACCGGTCCCCTGGAGAAGGGCAAGGTGGTCGATGCGCTGATTCGCACGCGGTATTCGCAGTCTGACGTAGAGGCCCTTCTGCGCCACAAGATTGCCGGTGACGAGGGCGCAGACGCGGAGTTTGACACTTTCAACGCCTTTGCCGAGGCCTGCAAGGTCGAGGCGAAGCGCATTCTGGGAGATTAGTGCTATGGGCGAGGAACAGAGCTTTATCCTCCAGGGAAGCATGTCTGGCGTTTTGGTGGCTTTCTTCCAAAGCGCTGTTCTCCGCATGATTCCTTACTCGGTTGCCGCCGTTCCGCTTATCATTCTTGACTTGATATACGGAATACGGGCGGCAAAGTATCGTGGCGAACGGGCACGACTTTCAACGGCCGTGCGACGTTCTATGACTAAAACATTCAGCTACGTTTGCTGGCTGATTCTTGCAACGGCGCTGGCGCTCTCGTTCGAGCTTAAATGGATTGAATGGGCCGTGCTTGGCGCTGTGTACCTCAATGAGCTTGCCTCTATCGTTGGCAACTACCTTGAAACAAAGGGAGTGAAATTCTCTTACGCCGGATTCGTGCGCCTGCTTTTCAAAAAGGGCGCAGAGAAGGTTGGCGTAGAGGTGACGGACGAGGAGGCAAAAGAAATTATCCGTCCCCGCGACAATCGCGGAAGATTCGTAAAAAAGCAATAGCCATGATTGAACTGCTTATTGAACGAAAGTGGCCGAAAAAGGAGTACACCGTAGGCGCGTTTAGCGCTTGCGGTGAGCGCCTTTTCGAGTCCCTCGAAGATGCCGACCGGGGGTTGGTGTCTAACATGCCTACCGCCGTTATCAACGCGGCAAAAGTGTACGGGCAAACGGCTATCCCGAAGGGCCGTTATCGTGTAGTGCTTTCTCACTCTCCCAAATTCGCAAACCGCACCTGGGGCAAAAAGTATGGCGGGCTTGTGCCAGAAATCCTCGGCGTGAAGGGTTTTTCCGGGGTGCGTATTCACCCCGGGAACAAAGCCGCAGACACGCTCGGTTGCCCCCTTGTCGGCCGCAACAAAAAGGTTGGCGAACTGGTGGAGTCCACCGCGTGCTATTACAAGCTGATGAACGAGTATCTAATCCCGGCCCACGAAACCGGCGAGGAGATATTCATAACTATTCGTTAGCATGGGCGCACAGTCTAAAAAGCCGGAGGACAACTGGAGGCTCGACATGTTGATTGTTTACGCTGCGCTATTTGCGGCATTGGTATTGACAATCATGTGTGCCTCCGGGTGTTCCCCGAAAATCTACAAAGAAATCGTCGAGAGGGAGAAAATCGTTTACCGCGATAGTACCGCTTGGCGAGATACGACTATTTACGCGCCGATACCCCTCGAGTCCGGGCAGGCGGTTGTCGCCGTCGGAGATACTGCCAGTCGGGAAACGTCCGTTGCCAGGGCCGAGGCGTGGGTGGACTCTTTGGGACACTTGAACCTGAACCTCGAAAACAAAAGGACCTCGGTCCCGGTTGTAGCCAAAATTCCGTCCAGATTTATCTACACCGGCGTAACTCAAAATAAGGCCGAAATTCTAACGAAAGTTGTTGAGGTAGACAAACCCTTGTCTTGGTGGAAATCGTTTAAATTAGGCGCTTTTTGGTGGCTTTGCGGGGCCGTTGTGCTTTGCCTTTTGTGGATATTCCGAAAACCCTTACTCAAAATTATAGTACCATGAAAAATTTTATCCGTAAAATTTGGGACGCGATTGTAAGTTTCATTAACCGCGTTCCGCACGACAAGTTGCTGCACTTTGTCGCTGGCGTTATTATCGCCGCCTTTTTCGCCATTTCCCTCGGCATGAAGTTCTGCTTTTGGCCGGTAATCTTCTTTGCCTTTGGAAAGGAGTTTTTCGACAAGTGGACTACTGGCGAATGGGACTGGTGGGATTTCGGTGCAACTTGCATCGGTGGCCTCGTTCCGCAGATATTCGTTCTGCTGAATATGTGGTGGTTCTAACCTGCTGGGCCAATCCGCTCCGGTACTGCGAAACACGCGAGCGTTGAAATCCAACAGAAAAAGCCCCTCCGCGCTTTTATGCACGAAGGGGCTCGTTCGTTAATCTGGGTCAATAAAGGCCCAATGAGTAATCTTGGCCCCGCGTGGTAGGCCAACCCAACCGCCAGCGAAATTGTCAAACAGTCCTGGAGGAAGATAGCTCCACCAAATCTTGCCATCGTATCGAAACACGGCGTACTCCAAAAATGGAACTCCGGTCACTTTACAAAGGAAGTTTGTATAGTCCCGGTTTACAGGTGCTGGCGGCGGGTACGTTTCAAAGTTATGCCATTCCATAGGATTATAAAATTGCGAGAAAAATAGGCTCTTGTCGTCGCAGGTCGGGCGCGTATTTCGGCTTAATGAAACGGATTTCCTCGTAATCGAATCCGTTATCGTATTTCAGTTCCAGGTCGTCCGAGCCTTCCGGCAGGGAGTCCAGAAACTCCCGCATGTCTTTTACTGTAATCATACCCGTTTCGCCCTAAAGTTGTAAGTGAAACACTTTCTGCCTTCCGGCGTTGTCCCCTCCTCCGGCGGGCCAAATTCGCGTATCAGCGAGTCCGCAATCGTGGCTGCGAGGTGCTTTCTCACACCGCTTGCCATTAGCTTCTCGGTTGAGTACCGGAGCTCGTCGGATTGAGTAACAACATAGGTGGCGTGAATTGGCCTGGAATCTTCCGATTCCAACGACGCTTCCTCGCTCCGTTTTTTCATGGCCTCGAGCCCCTGCTCAATCGCTATTTCCTGAAGGTTGAGCTGGATTTCCCTGCTATCCAGCTCGCGCCGGTAGTCCTTCAGTTTCAGTTTTTCTTTTCGGTTATCAAGCGCGAGCCAAAGATTACGGACCGCAACAAGCGCAACGAGAATTGCTGCGAAAATTATCGTTAATTTCATATTAGTTCTCTTTTACCCATTCGTGAATTTTCCTCGAAATAACCATAAAGAGGTTATCGGATTTGAGGTTTGAAATAGTTATCTGGCCGTCACCCGGGAGGCCGCGAAGATACTCCATTGCCATTGCAAAGGAATAGTCGCGGAGGCGCTCTAAAATCGGGTTCGATTCCGGTTCCAGAATATCGCCGTATGGAATGCGCCTTACGTGGTAGTTTACGTTTTTCCAAGCCGCGTTTGCAAACTGTGAAAAGATATGTGCAAGCATAAGCCAGCTCACGTTTTTGCGCTCGTCAAAACCCACCCCGTCAAACATTTGAAGAATCCCGCTTTGGAGCATTAAAATCTCATTCGAGATATATTCATATAGCGAATCCATTAGGTCCGTAACGTCCTCTTGGCTTTCTTTTGGAATGAACGTGAAAAACGGCCGGTTGAATAGCGAGTACTGCTTATGCCAGTTCGCGGACCGCATCTTTTGTTCGTGCCGGAGGGGTCCAATCGCTTTTTCGCCTTTTAGCTGGCATTGATAGGCAATATCGGCCAAAAGGAATGGAAGAATCGACGCGAGCGAGTCGCCTTTTACTTGCGTTCTGGCCGCGCCTTTTAGTCCGAGTTCGACAAGCTCTTTCTTTGTCATAATCCACATTTCTTTTTGTCCCACATAAAGCGCGAAAACGCAAGTTGAGCCGCGCCCTCTGCATCAACTTTGGCAAACACGCGATAGTTGCGCGTTGCGCTGCCGCTTTGAGTTTGCACAACGCATTTGTAGCCGGGCGAGGTTGCCTCTACGGAAACGAGGTATCCGTTGAAAAAGAAAATATCCCTAATCGGGAGTCCTGGTGTTTGGCGTGTCATAGCGATTCGATTTTATCAATAACTAATGCGAGTCCCATCTTTACACCCCGTCCTGTATTAGATTCAGACGACCATTCTCCCATCTCCTTCTTCGCCCACTCCAGTAGAGCGTCCTTGCGGATGTATTCGTGTTGCGCATTGGCGGTGGTTTTTGTGGCCTTGATGCCGCTCCACATTTGGCTTATTTCTCCGTCAAACTCTTTTACATAAATCTTATCTGGTGCGTTCATTTCGTTTCCTCCTTTTTTGCGTTAAGTCCAAGTTCGTAGAAGTGGCGGGCAATGGCATCTAATGTTTGCTCATTAAGATATTCCCTATCATCAGAAAAAGGTACTTTATACTTGATTATCTCCCTCTCCAAATCCACCTCCGGCTGCTCCTGCTGGAGAGAGGTGATGAAAGACAAAATGTCGCTTAATGTTATCAATACCCCATTAAGATAGGCTTTATCAACCTTATCCCGCAATTCAATTTTTGTCAACTGCTCCTCATCCATTGTGTCTTTTCGCCTAATTGGGACAATATTATCAAGCCTGCGCTCGTTTTGATTTTTTAGCCGTTCTATCTCGGCAATCAGTTTTTCTGCGTCAATGTATTTCATATCTCAAATAGTTTCGGTTCGTTCTTGTGTTTCTCATATTTCTTTGTCGGCCTCCGCTCTTGGCGATATGGGCAATCTGGCTTTCGGCAAATGTCGATAGTCCTTTGGCTTATTGGCTGTTTGTCCGTTACCATTCGGGTAAAAATATCCCTTTGAATGGCGCATTTAAGCGGAGTCCAATCTGGAAAGTCCGGGTCGCTGCCTTTCTTGATATGGGAGGACTTCCAGCACCTATCACAGTTTCTACTCTCCCACCAATCGTATTCACTCCCGCTACTGAACGGG